GATGAACGTTCTGAACCAGCATCGCCATGGTGGCCGAAACCCCGGGGTCAAAAAGGACCCTTCCCATGGCTTAGCAGCCATCGTCCATTAACTGGACCCTAATCCAATTGAGCAACACGAAGGGGTGGGTGGTAATTTGCTCACAATTCAGGCCTATGGGTGCCTCATCGGGGTAGATGGGTGAGCGGAGCAGTCCGTCGAACCATGAGGCGGGGTCTATGACGTCGAGGTCAGCACGAGTGAAAGAGAGAGACCATACAGACATGCAATACTCCACGTGTTGAGGTCTTAAGCCGGACAGATGGTGGTATTTCCACCCAAGTGCACGTAACAGGCCTTCCACGGTGTTCAAGGCTCCGGCTTTCTCAAGGGATCGGATAGTGGAGACGGTGGTGCCAATTCCGGCGGCCAGTACGTCGAGAGGAAACCGCCACGGTGATCGGAGCCTGAAGCCGGCACAGCGGTGGAGCAGGGGCCAGAAGCCATCGTTTGGGCCGAGGAGGTCACTGTCCAGTGTCATGAAGCTTGGGAAATACCTCATGGGCACGCGATGGTAAGGGCTCCAGTTTGAGTCGTATTGCATAACGGAGTCACGAGGCCAGGCTGGGTCGGAGGGTGGGCGAGAAGTGAAAAGGGAGCAGGTCCAGGTAGCGGCGTAGTGGTGAGGGAGGGTGTCGTCAGAGGGGTCTTTAATCAATTGGCCAGACACTTCCTCGACGTTGCCGTCATACACAAAGTACGTTGGCGTAGGACCGGTGAAGGTGGGAATTTGAAGGGGTGGCATGCGGCCGTAAGCCGGAGTACGCACGGAGAGCACGGCATGCGGAGTGATGTGTCGTTCATACGCCACGATCCAATCGTACTGCTCGTCGGATAAGGTGCGGTCGGCGTTCATGTTAGACGAAGGGATTGGTACTAGCGGTGGACAAGCGTGAACCGGGTCTGGTGTACTCGGGGGCGCTACTGAAACGCCTCAGGCGTGTATTCTGTTGGTTCAAAATCAAGCGAATCGTATGCCGGAGGGCGCTCTCGATGCGAAACCACAGAATGAACGTCTGACAGCAGCTCCACAGAACGAGGATCAGAAGTGCAGCGAATATCAGACCGAGTAAGGTCACGAAGATTGAAAGCGAGAGGTTGGTTAGTGCACAGTGATGCTGGAGGGGATTTCCAGGAACGGGACCGCAAAGCCAACCTTCGGCAAGAGGGGCACCTACCATTGATGAGGCAACACAAGCCACCAGCGACAACGAGGACACCGACGATACCGCAAGCGAGACAACCGAGACCGAGCGCAGTGGCGGAAGTGGAGGCAGATGTAGATGTCGACACACAACACGAATGTTGCACGTAAACCGACGTGTGCTGTATAGAAAGGGAGACAGTATCCTGGCAAGGCATGGGTTCAAATAAC